TCACGTATCAGGAACATTGCATGTTTTTATGTTAGGCCATCCGGAAAGATGCATCTTCTGTACCTTTGTATACATTGCCCCAACATTGTCAATACCCGGGATACATCCCGCTTGGAATGGACAATTGAACTCAAAGACAGTATCAGGACCTCTAAATAATCTTGATGGTAATGCGAGCCTTCTTGAATTAACAACTGGCGCAGCAATAAACGACACAATAGTAACAGTAATAACATATACTCCTGTATGAGCTATCAACCTTATTACATATCAGCGTTTGAAGGCGAAAGTGGTCTTAATAACTACTATGAGCCATTTCTTATACCTGAAAAAGCTTTTACTCGACTCGAGGACTGCTATTGCTTTAGGGCCAAGGTAATTAAGCGTCTCGGATATCAATTGCTTGGAAGATTGAGAAGAATTATCACAGCAAAAGACTTTGTAAACAAAATCGATGGATCTGTTGCCACTTTCAACTTGTTGACTCAGATCGGAATTTCACTTGCAGATGAACCTAATGCGACATTACAGCATGGAACGACAACGAAAATTGTTATTGCCGGTGGTGCTGGAGGAATAAACACTACTCTAACAGATCTTGGCAATGGGACGATGTCCATTTCTTCGGCTTTAGAAATATCAGCAGCAACTATAAATTACAACACTGGGGTACTTACTTTAACTTTCGTTGGTGGTCCTTACGTTGCCTCTACAGCCACATTCACAGGTGATTACTTTCCTGGTTTGCCTGTTATGGGCTTAAGGCTCCAGGAACAAATTGGCGTTAACGAAGAACTTACTCTTGCATTCGACCAGAAGTATGCGTACCAATTTAACAGCACAACGAACTTATTCGAGGAATATTTACCTGCAACCGCAACTGTATGGCATGGAAACGACTTTAACTTCTTCTGGTCGACTAATTTCTCAACAGATGGCACAACAGACCTATGTTGGGTAACGAATACTCAGATGACTGCTGCCGCTCCAAACAAAGATCCAATTCGATACACAAATGGCGCTGCTTGGACTGTTTTTCAGCCTAGACTAGATCCTGCTGCAACATCTTTCTTAACAAACGCTGAGATTATTCTACCGTTCAAGGGCAGACTACTTTTCATAAATACTTATGAGGGTGCGCCTGCCGGTGCGGTACTCCCAATTGATAACTCAACGCATTTCCAACAAAGAATTCGATGGAGCTGGGTCGGTGATCCAACAAATGATACTCTAGGATATGATTCTGTCACGCCTGGGCGCGGTGGATTCGTAGATCTTCCAACAAATGAAGTAATTATTGGTGCAGAATATCTAAAGGACTTGCTCCTAATTAAATGTGAACGTAGTTCCTGGAAGATATTTGACACTGGTAACGCATCGCAACCTTTCGATTTTCAGAAGATCAACACAGAGCTTGGATCAGAGAGCAAGTTTTCTCTCGTACCATTTGATAGAGGTGTTTTAGCCATAGGAAACTATGGCATAACCACAGATGACTCGGTTAACGTAAGCAGAATTGACGTTGTCATACCAGATCTAGTTTTTAACTTCCAGAATAGTGAGCATGGGGTCGTAAGAGCACAAGGCATACGTGATTTCACAAATGAAGTCGTTTACTGGTGTTATCCAAGTTCTGGAGATGACATCATATATCCGAACAAGATCTTGCTCTACAATTACCGTAACAACACTTTTGCAACATTTAACGATAGCTTCACTTGTTTTGGATACTACCAGCCTCAAGCTAATACACCTTGGAACAAGTTAGGGTATCCAAGCTGGTATGAGTGGACTACTCCATGGAATGTAGCTATCGATCAAGCCAGATATCCAAAGATCGTTGGAGGCAATCAACAGGGTTTTGTAGAGGTTTTAGCCCAACAAACTGCAAATGATCCTTCTCTCTTCATATACGGAATCACTTTCGCAGTAGATGAGCCGACATTCAATATTCCCAATCACAATCTTCAGTCAAACGATGTCATCAAAATAACCGGCATCATTGGAGATATCGGTACTGGAACTGTTGCTCCAACACAGATGAATGGTAGGACATATCTCGTAAATCGTGTAGATGAGTCAAATGTAACTCTGAAATACTATGATTTGAGCTCGAACACATTTCTACCAATGTACCCAGATCTCTCCGGTAATCCTGGCGTTGCGGATGTTGGTAATCTATACTTTGGTGGTGGTGTAGTCACTAAGATCAATGGTATAGGCATTACAACAAAGGTTTTCACCCCATTTTATGAAGAAGGTTCTCAGTGTCGTTTGGGCTATATCGATTATCTATTTTTCAAGACAGATTCAGGGCAAGTAACTGCAAATGTATATGTGGATGAGAATCCATCAACAGCAATTAATGATCCTACAAGTCTTCAAAATATTGGATTAGTTGGAACAAACATAGTAAACACATGTCCTGAAAATACTACACTTATCCCTTATCAGCAGAACCAAAACAAGATTTGGCATAGGCAATTTATTCAAACAATTGCCCAGAACTTTCAAGTCGACATAGGTATGACACCCCTGCAAATGGCTAATGAAGAGATTTCCACACAAGACGTCACCCTAAACGCGCTTGCATTCTACATTTCGAAAAATGCAAGGCTCGTACAATGACATATGCGCCAGCTGATACAAAAGGTCCATTCCTGGATAAAAGCCCAATTCTCTCCCAGGACAAAGAACAATTCCTCATTAAACTTACTTCGTTACATACAGACATCGCAAATGCCGTGAATTCTAGGGAAATTTCTATATATGAAGAAAAAGTCCAGGTAAACACGGGCAACCAATTTTCCATTCCCTTTGTTGCTGGACAGCCTCTTAGGAAGAAAAACTCGTATCGGAAGACATTCTATTTTGGAGCGATTGCACCAGGCGCAGCACTTCCAATTGCTCATGGGATAGCAAACCTAGTGGAGTGTACGAAGATAGGGGCAACTTGCATAACTAACAAACCAGACTTTCGACCTATTCCTTATGCCTCAGCAACATTGGTTACAGATCAAATTCAAATTCTTGTTGATGCTGCGAATATTGTGATTACGAACGGAGCAACTGCTCCAGCAATCGTAAGTGGCAAGGTGATCATCGAGTACTTTCTAAACTAGGTTTCGTCACTTTCATAATGTGATCTTAATCTCAGTAGTACTTCAAAAACTCTCTCATAGAACTCGATGTCATCTTTCATCATTGCTTTTATAATTTCATATCTACGTTCTTGCCAAACCATCATGTACCTTTTTCTTAAATACTAAGAATTTAAAGTTAAAAATGGTAATAAAATATTTTCTTTACTGTTACCATGAAGAAAAAATATAGGTAATTTATGGATCCTATCACTATGGGAATTGGCTCTCTCCTAACTGGTGGAGTTGGGAGCATGCTTGGAAGTAAGAGTAGCCGTTGGTCTGGAACTAAGCCTCACATGCAGAGATTTGAGACACTTAATAAGTATCAGAAAAAACTTCTCAAAAATGTTACGAAACATCCAGAAGTACAACTCCAAGAGTCGCAATATAATCCTTCATATCAGGCTGGGAACAAATATATTCAGGATATTCTTAGCCAAAATCCTGAGATGATGCAACAGTTTGAAGCCCCGTACATGCGTCAATTCAAAGAGCAGATCGTACCAGATCTTGCCCAAAGATTCGCAAGTGGAGGCGCATTAAGCTCTTCAGCGTTCAATCAATCTATGGGTCAGGCAGCTAGCTCGCTAAGCGAAAGATTAGCAGCAATGAGGGCTAATCTAGGTATGAATGCATCCAGTCAAGCTCTAGCATATTCGCAAGTGCCATTCCAAGAACAAATGGCGAACCAAAACCTTAATCTCAATAGAATGGGTCTTGCTCTTGGAACACCAGCATTCGGGCAAGCTGTAATTCCAGGTACTGAAGGTGCTGGAACGAGTTTCATGGGCAATCTAATGTCTGGTGGCATGAATATGGCAGCTGGTGGTTTTATGAATCGACCACAGGCTCAATCTAATCCAGTTGGAACAGTGA